TTAATAATTGTTATGCTAACTATAATGCTAACTATAATACTAACTATAATGCTAACTATAATGCTAACTATAATGCTAACTATAATGCTAATGTAAATAGTAGTGTAAATAGTAATGATAATAATGCTTTTTTATTTAATTATGATTTGGATGATTTTAAAAAGCTATCCAATATTAATATACAAACAATAATCACATCAAATACTGCTGAATTGTATTATGGAAACATAGAAAATCCTACAAATGATACTTGTGCTATAACACATGAAACATTCTCAAATTGCGATAAAGTAACAATGATTAAAGAATGTGGACATATATTTAATAGTTGTGCTATAAAGAAATGGTTAATAGAACATCAAACATGTCCAAATTGTAGGCATAATATACTAACTAATTCTAATATTATTAGTTATTTAAATCCTGAAAACGATAAAACGTTCTTTTTATATAGCACCGAGTTCAAATTTTTTTTAGCTTTACATATTGAAACATTATTAACAAATAGAGAGTCAAATGATGAAAATGAAAACGAAAATAATAGTTCAACCTATGATATTGGATTATTTTTACGCTAATGTTATATTATATTGTAACACTCATTGGTATTATTAAAGGAATAATATAACTTGTATTTATAATTTTCATATGTTCTATTCTAATTTGTCTACTTATTTTCCATTTTTTACTTCTATAATACAGCACATTTTTTTTAGCATCACTATATATAACAGGTGTATCTTTGAGAGATTGTTGTAATTCTCTCAACTTGTTAGTTTCAGTTTTATAATTTTCTTCCATTACTTTGATTTTATCAAATTGCTTACGTGTTTCAAGGCACCTCTTATTATTATCATTTTTTTTCAAATAAACATATTTTTTTATATCTGCTAACATTTGTTTTTCATATATTGTAGTAAAATATTTGCCTCTTACATTTCGTAAAGTATCATTATTTGTATTATTAATACCTTTATTTCCACAATAAGGACAACGCGAGTCACCGTTTCTAAACCAATTAATTAAACAATTTGTATGATAAGTATGATTACATTCTGGTAAAGTATAACATTGGCCACACTCTAATTCGTCTTTACATATCATACATTCTTCATTATTATTTAAATTAACATTAAGAATATTTATTGCATTTGTTAATGTATCCATATATAAATATATAGTAATAACAGTTAAATTTTTAAATATTATTTTTATAAATATTTATAAATAATTATAAAAAGTATAAAAAGTATAAAAAGTATAAAAAGTATAAAAAGTATAAAAAGTATAAAAAGTATAAAAAGTATAAAAAGTATAAAAAGTATAAAAAGTATAAAAAGTATAAAAAGTATAAAAAGTATAAAAAGTATAAAAAGTATAAAAAGTATAAAAAGTATAAAAAGTCTAATAATTAGCATTAATGTCCACCTTTTAATAAAGCACCAAACGCACTCCAATAAGGCAATATTGTAGGTTTCTGTTTCAATACATTTAAAACATTATGCGCTACGCATTTTTTATCTACAACTACTTGATATGTATAGTCCTCAAACCAATTATTTGACATATAATAATTTCCTTTAAAACCTTTTTCATCTCCCCAAGAATTCTCAACTAAAAATCCATTTGTTTTTGAATGATTAAAATTATAACCTTTTATCACTACAGCGTGATTTGGACCAGATTGCCTATAATTTATTGCATCACATTTTTTCATATAATTGTCAAATCCAAACACATCTTCATAATCAAAACCCTCTTTATCTAAAAATCCGTGATCGTTTGAAGCGTATTTTCTAAAATCTACCCCTACCCATACAGCCTCTTCATTATCTATAGATTTTTTAACCGCATCTATCATTATATTAACAGGAACATTAATAAAATTCTGTTCACTGGCACCCAATATATTGAATGCCATTTCAACATTATATAATTTATAAAATGGAGCATATTTACAAGGATAGTTTATTAAACAAATTTTATCTCTCGCTTTATATGGAACGTAGTTCTTGTAAAAATCTAGCGGAGTTATATTAGCTATTTTATTGGCTTTTAATAGTTTACTGGTCGAATTTGTTTCATAATATTCCCAAGTTATTTTACTAGGCGGTTCTCCTAAAAATAACACTAAAATTTTATAACAATCAAATAACATTTCTTGTAATAATTGCTGTTTATTTTTTAATAACTCATTTTTCGGCATAGTTCTAATTCTGTACCCGCATTTTCGTAAAAAATCGTCATAAAATTGTTCTAATTCCTTAGAGTTAGCGCTATGATAATGATCATTCATATTTGATTTTGGTATAATACCATATTTTTCAATCAAATTTACAAAAACATTCCATTGACCACCATCATCTGTTAACTTATCTAACATATGTATTAATTTCGATAATTCAGTTTCAGATTTTAATGTTTCTAAACTAGTACTATAACTTTCTAAAATGTAATTTAAATAATAATTTGCTTTTTCTAATTTATCATAAAAAAATAAGAAATTTTGCGAAAGCTCAAAATCTGGTTGTAATTTATATTTTTTAATCATTTTAAAACGAATAATATTTAAAAATGCAAACAACCAACATCTGCCACTATTTTTTTGATTTGTTATATTTGCATTTACATCAATAACCTTCTTAAATACTTGTTTGTTATTTTGTATATAATCGCTTTTCAATATTAATTTCTTAAAATCAGATTTTGTATTTACATTTTTTAACACCTTATTCGTTTTTTTTATATTAAATTTATGTGAATAACTTGTTAAATTTTTATGTGTTATATTATTAACCATAGCTATATAAAAAATATATATATTAATATAACACTATATTAATATATTAAATATACAATTAAACAAATAAACAATATAATAAAACAATATAAAGAACTATTTACAATCTTTTAAATATTTATCAAATAACAAATTTTTAATTTCTTTACACTTTAATTCTTCAAATTTTTTCTCATATTTTTCTGGATCAGTCCATTTTTCGCGCAATTTTGCTAATTCATTATGCCATGATTGTAATGTTAATCCGCGTTTTTTTTTAAATTCATTCATATTTTCTAAGTCTAATGCATATAATTGTAATAAGGGCTTCATTATTTGATTACTAATATAATGACTATAGTCAAGCTGTAATCCATTAAGCTTAATAAAATCAGGCGTTTCTATTTTTTCACCTTGTAGAGCCTTTTTATTACTATTTACTATATACGCATAATACATTCTATCTCCGCTAGACGGCTTATTCCCGCTATCACGCAATCCAATACGCTCTGCTAATACCTTATGAGCAATTTGTTTAGGATTTTTATAATAACCTCGTAATGATTTAGTTACTAATAATTTTTCAATAGGATATTCACAACCTATTAATTTTTCAAGACACTCATTTAAAAATTTTATCGACTTTGTAATACTTTTTTCATTCATAATAATATTAACAATATTACCATATATATCTTTAACAATAGGAGCATTATCACGCCGTTTTAATACAATACCCATATATTTCATTTTTCCTTTATCTGGATTATCCTCATATAAAATACCCACATAACGCTTTTTAGATAACAAAATCCACGGATAAAATGTTTTTTCATATTCTAAGTCGTGAGGTGCTTTTAAAAATTTACTTGCTAACTCTCCCGCCTGCTTTGCTAATTCAATAGTATAAATTAGTGCTTCTTTATTTACAATTTTTTCGAGCGTTTCTGAATTACGCAAATTAAATTTGAAGAATACGGAGTCTGTGTCGCCGTAAACACATTGCGCTTTTACTTTTACTGTTGTTCCATCCTTAACCTTCACATTAATATTATCATAACATTCTTCAATAATTGAACGACCATAAAATAGTAATTTGCGCCCAACTGCTGTTGTAGAAGCAGCAACATCAGGCTCATAAAAAGCACTTGTTATTGCGCCCATTTGACCATATAATGAATTAGCAGTTACTTTAATACTTAACTGACGCTTATCCAAAATATTTTTCATAAATTCATCATTTTCCAATGTTATAAGCTTTCGTGTTGCTTTTCGTGCTAACAATAGGTCTTCTAAGATTGCCGGCATAATTGCTTTTCCTTCGCTAAATTGCGCAAATCTACAAATTTTATAACCAATAATAATTTTCTTAGCTGCGGCTTTTGGTGTTAATCTTACATATTTGTATGTATCATATTTTACATCAACATAAGTATAACCCGACTCATATAAATTATCATAAATAAAATCTCCATGCACATTTTTTTCACCTAATTCATTAATTAAATTATCTGCTAAATCATATTCTTTTGTCCATACTTTGCTATCGTGTGATAAATTTTCAGAAATAATAGAGGAAGGATATAGTGAACTGTAATCAACACACGCAACAGGTTCATCTAAGTAAATACCAGTTTTAGGTTTGAAAACATGAGCTCCTTCATACCCTCCACCGCTTTTATGTTTTTTGACCACAGGCATAAGAGTATTTTTTTCACCACATTTTTTAGAAACATAACTTTGTAATTTAATACCCTGTCCTCGTAATAATAAGAAACTTAATGGAACATTACATAAGTTAGACATCTCCACTTTATCTGTAATTACATCAACTTTCATTAATAACCATATAACATTGTCACAATCAGCCAAACAATATTTTCCAACAGTCCATCTATCATAATCTGAACCATTAGCTAATGAAAATATTTCTTGAGGTGTTACATCATCCTTTGCTAAGCCCCATTTATATTTATAATTTGCTAAATCCAACTCTTCAGCACTGTTAATTACAAACCACTGCTCTTGTTTATTTAGTTCAACAATTTCAAATTTTTTGCCTTTTTTATATAAATTTGAGCTGAATCCTTGCTCATCAAATTTAATATAACTACCAACAGATAGTCCTGTTAAATTTTTCGTATTAACTTTAGTAGTATTGGCTTCTTCATTTAGACATATACTTGTTACATTGTCACTTATAAAATAACTTGATGTAAAATCTAATTTATTAGAACTTAATGTAAATTCTTTCCTAAAAATAACATACATATCAATAATAACACGTCCTGCCATTTTTATAAATTTAAGATTGTATTCACCGCTTGCTAAAATAATTTTATTATTTTCAATGTCTTCTAAGCCTGTTCGCCAATCTTTTGATATACAAACCTCATCTTTATTTCGTGATAATTTGAGGAACTCTTTAGCACAATTCAATTCAAGCGACCGTTTATACATAAATTCAAAATCAAAACCTGTAATATTATAACCAGTAATAATATGAGGGTTATCGTTTATTATAATTTTTGTAAATGTTAATAATACTTCTTTCTCTGTTTGTCGCTCTAAAATAAGCACATTGTTATCGTGCACCCAAGATTCATATTTTTCAGGAAATTTACAACCACCTTTTACAATTATTACACGTTTAAATGGCTGTGATTCAGTATAATTAATAAAACTTAAACCAATAAATGTAACAATGTCACCTTCTAGTTCTGGAAATCCTACATTTTTGAATGCTTCTGTCAACTCATATAATTTTGTATTATATTCACACGAGCTATCTTTTATTAATTCAATTAATGTAGCATTTTTCTTATTATAAGCCTTTACTCTCCTTTTACGCTTAAAATTAATTGTGCTTTCAATATCTTTATTTTCAATATTTTTGTCATCGTCATCATCGTCTTCATTATCAGCATCGTCTTCATTATCAGCATCGTCTTCTGATTCGCTTAGCTCTATAATAATTTCATTTTCATTCTTTTTTTTAAAGTTAGCAGGAATATAATTTGCCAAATTTTCAATCAAGTTATCAAAATTTAGCGCGCAATTTGTCTTTTCCTTTGGATAAACTTTGGCAATATAGTCCAACTTATCTTTTGTCAATTCAAATGCTGATAAAACCTCTTGACCTAACATACTAATATCATAATTCGTTCTAAATTCCTCACTACAAGAATAATAATTTTCAAGAATATTTGTAGCTAATTTTTTATAGTTCTTTATTGGAAGAGGAAAATCTCCGTGACTACTACTTGCCTCAATATCAAAACTACAAATATTATACTTTACTGGTGTTTCTTTTTCTTTATATGGAATAATATCTTCATAGTTTATACAATATTCGTAAGCACAGTGTGTTGTTTTATTTGCTATTTTTTTAACTTTTTTTGATGGCATTTTAATCCATCCACTTGGAATAATTTCTTTAATGTGGAAGAATTTTAATAACGGAGGAATATCTGCTTCATATAAATAGCAGTTTGTTATTCCTTGCTCATCATTATATATATAACCATCATCGTTCAATGTTCTTTCAAATCCATATTCTTTACTTGTTGTATCTGTATAAAATATTTTTTTCACTTTATTATATATAGCTGTGTTTATGAACGAAATTTTTATAAAAGTATGCAGTTTTTTATTATCGAAACCATATAATTTTTGCCTTTTTACAAGCTTCAAACTTACAATACTGTCTTCATAATAATTACCGACTTTTTTTTTTAAATGAGCCAAAAATAAATTTTTTCGCTGCTCGTTCCATTCGTCGTTTACCAAAATGTAGAAAAATGGATAAAAGTTTTCAATAATGATTGAAGCTGTTTTATTTGTTTCATTAATACCAAATGCTTGAATTATAAATTTCTTATTATCTTTATAAGGATTAAACTGGATATTCATTAATTTGTTATTTTGCAATTCAGATTTATTAATACCGTCATAAACATTGTAATCATATAATCTGAATGATTTATGCTTTTCCATATTTACTTATTAATATGGATAGTATATTAATTCTATATTAATTCTATATTTTTAAAATATAGAATTAATTTCAATTTTTTAAATTAAGCATATTTACTTATTTTCTAACAAATAAACTGAAAGGTGTTTTTTTTACAAACGTGTTAATGTTGACAGGCATTGTAACAGGAGCATTTGTTGTGTTTTCAGATCGAAGTCTTAAATTTTCAATACAACTTTGCGATAATCTATTTCTAGCACCGCTTCTTACAACATTAGCAAAATTTTCTTTTTTAAGAGTATTGGTTGAGCTTGTAGCACTTTCTTTTACAGAATAATGTTTAATAGAATTTAATTTATTTTTTATTTGATTTTCATCATTATTACAAGTATCTTCAATCTGATATTGATCTACAAAACCCCGACCATTAATAACATTATTATCATAAGGAACAATCGATAATAATCTTGGAACATTATTCAAACCTATTAAACCTTCTATCATTTTTCTTGATAAATTACTGCCATTTCTTGCTGGAATAAATGTGCTATTGGTTCTTGATGTTCTTGCTCCTGGCAAAATAACTATAGCCTTTTCTAGACTATCAATTGCGCTATCTTTTATTATTTCGATATTATTATATGGATATAAAAAGCTAGGATCTGTTTCAGTATTAGGGTCGTGATAAACAAAAATACAATCTACATTTTCAAAATCACTCCCTAATGTAGTAGTAAATAAATTTACTACTTGTAAACTGTAAAAATTTAATTTACTATAATAATTGCTATAATTATTGTCATAAATATTATTAAAAGGATTACTATTAGATAAGCCTAGTGCACTATTAACCAATAATATATCTAAATTTAAGCTTATAAAAAATAAGCTTCCATAATTATAACGAATATCATATTGTATAATAGATGAGAATAAATCTTTTGATAAGCTAGATAAAGTATTTAATTTATAAGTATTATTGTCATAAGCTATGTTCTTTAATTTATAACGCAACGATTTATTAAATAGTTCATTACTAATTGTATTTATATATTTATTATTTATTGTTAGTATATTATTTACATTATTAATATAGTTATTATTTGTATAATAACTATTACTATATGAAAAATCGATAATAGTTGAGAGATTTAAATCAAAAATCTTTTTGTTTTTATATTCAATGCTATTAAGCAAAACACTATTATAATTTATTATATTATTTATATTATTTAGATTATTTTTATTATTAAATGTAAAATCCAATAAGTATAATTTTGCAGCACTTGATAGTAATGTATTATATTTTGTGTTATTAGGTGTTATTAATGAACTATTAATATTTTTTGAAAAAATTATTTTTGAAATATCAGAAATAGTAACACTTTTTGTAATAATATGTACATTATTATATATATCATATTGTGTTATACCTGTAATTTGATTTCCTAATGATAAAAATAACTTATTAATATTAATACTTGAATTGTGTGATTTTATATAATTTGGATTATTAATGTAAAAATTAGAACATATATCTATAGTTTTCACATTTTTAAGAAATATATTATTTTTATGAAAAATAATTTTGCTATTTGCTTTGATAGTATTCAAAATTTCAAAATTGTTTGTTTTTATCATAAATGTATTAATGGTATTGGAACTATTGGAACTATTGTTGTTTATATATAGCTGAGTATTATTATTAGTACTAGTGTCATATAAAGCAAATTTATAAGTATTTACATTCTTAAAATCTAATGTAAGTTTGTTATACGAATATATATTATTATATAATGAATATGAAATAGTTCTATCATTATATGTGTTAATACTTACATCTGTAACTAAAGATTTGTAAGGATTTAGATTAGTGTCAATAAATAAAGTTAAAAAATCCGAAGATACATAATTTATAGGTGATACATCAGTCGCACTGGTTGTATTCAAAAATAATGGAGTACTTGAAAAATTGGTAAGCTTAAAATATGTTGTAGCAAATGAAATATCTGTATTTGAATGAATATCTTTATATATGAAATCCTTTATGCTAATATTAAAATAATCTTTATAGTATTTTATATTATTAAAATATTTATTAAAGTAATAATTTAAATGATAAATCAGAGTTATGTTGGTAATTGGTACTATATCATTTATTAAATAATTATATGAATTGTCGCTAATATTTTGATTTTTAATAAATAGTATTTTTCTATTTGTGTTATTCGAATCATGAATAAATTTAATATTGTTTTTAATATTGTTTTGTGTAATTAAAGAAGAGTTTAAAACATTTGTATTAATAGCGCCTGGATTTCCTAATTTCTGACTTAATATAATTCTATCCTTATATCTATTGTTATATTGGTTCCTTAAAAAAGCATTAAGACTAATATCGTAATTAGAATTAGTTGTATTATTATTTATAATATTTGATCTTATATATATATTTACTCCAATTTTTGAAGTTGACAAAATAATATAATCTCTTTTAGTACTATTTATATTAATCATACTTATAATATATATAGATTTTATAAGTATAGATTTTATAAGTATAGATTTTATAAGTATAGATTTTATAAGTATAGATTTTTAATAATAAAATATTACTAATCTATTAATAAGTTGTTTATGTTAATACATCTGTATCATTAAAATACCATTGCGAGGATAAATATGGAGGTTTAGATTTATTAATATTGCTAGATTTTTTGGTTTTAAGATTGGGTCCTTTGGATGTAATGGAATTAATCTCAAAAGTTCCAATAGCATAATTATAATATTTTAAGTTAGACAAATTTCCTAAAAACCCGCCATTATAGTTAACATATAAATTATCATAATTTTGCTTAATAATATTTGATAATTTATGACGTTTTGTTAAATTTCCATTTATATATATGTCAACTATATTTTGAGATGTTGCTCTAATAACAACACCAACCCATTTTTTAATAGGTATAGCATCTACATATATATCATCATAATATGCTTTTGAAACACTATTATTATTATGAAATACATTTATTCTTACTAACATACCAAGTACTGGATATGAATCTAATAAGCTATTAGAAATATTTCTTTTACCTTTATACAAATACACACCAGGAGAGTTATTAGGACCGAACAGTCCACTATTTCCACTACTTCCAGTATTTCCTTCACCATGTGAATTAGGCGGAGAACCCTTATTAAATACATGCATATAATTTATATCATCGTTGTATTCTACATTATTAACATATATCCAAAATGAATAACTAAATTCAATTCCTTCATATTGATTGTTACTTCTCAAAATAGGGATAGATGTTTTAGCTCCTAATGCTTGAGTAATAGTTATGGCTTCTGTAGCATCTTTCATTCCGTATATTAAATATGGTGTTGGTGATGGGGATAATAATCTATATAAAACTTTGCTTCCAATGTAAAACAGAGCATAAAAAATTATTATAATTGCTAATATAAAAGTTAATCTTGATATCATAGTGTTTGAGGATAAGAAGTCATTTAACATGCTATTTTTATCACTTGTATATGGAATTAATGTACTTATATTTTTCTTTATATTATCCAAAACTCCTTCGGGAGGATTCATATTATTACTATTATATTATAATAATAATAATATTATTATTATTATTATTATAATTAATATTATTATTAATATTAATATTATTATTAATATTAATATTATTAATATTATTAATGTTAATATTAAAAAATAATATATTAAAGTGTAAAGCTTCCTTTTTCTTTGTTATATTCAAGAAAACTAACTTTTAATCTATATTTATTAAATGCACTAGTTGCAAGAGAAGAATTAATACCTGCTTTATAAATATTATAGGCATCTTGTGGATTAATAGCATTTCCTTCATAGCGTATACGTGTAATAAATCCTTCAAAACCAACATTCGAATTTGCTGAGGTTCCTGTTCCTTGACTCAAGTTTCCTATATATATATTTCTTTTAGCACTTGTTCCATCGTAGTTTTTATATAATCCATGTAATATGAATGAATTGCGTAATTTACCGTCTAAATATACATCAAATGTGCGTGTATCTATACTAAGAGTTAAATTATTCCATTTTTGAACTGAAATGTTAGGTATTTTATATCTTGTATAATTATTATTGTTGGTTAGACTTGTAGTTGTACTTTGTTGTTTGTCTAAATATGTTTCTATATCAATTAATAAATTATTTTCATATTGATCTAATGCAATATTTATATTTTTAAACACAACTGGATCTACTGCTTTAGTAGTAGTTTTATTACTAATACCCACAAAAGATCTTCCTTTTAAAGCAGGAACAGTTACAGCTTGGTGAGTAGACGACATAAATAAAATATTTTTTTCATTTGATATAGCATCACCCCAATTATCTATATAGAACCATACACTTAACATAAAATTTGATGAGCTTGTTTCCGGAATTTTTGCTGCGGGTATAACATTTTTATTGCTTGAAAATAAATTGCTATTAGCAGCAACAGAAGTAGGAGCTTCTTTTGCGTCACACATAATATCAAAAATTACATTCGTTTTGAAAAATAAGTTGTTCAGTCCCCATATAAGAACAATAACAAGTACTACTATTATTATTATATTTACTATAGCCATTATAAATTTATATATATATAAAATATTATAATGTTTGTATTAACACATAAATATAAAAATAAAATTAAGTCTAAAAATATTAAAATATAAAAATTATTTCTAAAATATAGAAATAATTCTAAAATAATTTAGGTCTGTAATATTTTTATAATTATGTCAATTATTCATTATTTTTTGATAAATTATATAATAATTCTATTGTTGATGGTGGTGTAATTTTATTATAATAATATATTTCTTTTATACTTCCATGAATACCATTATTCTCACCAATAGTTACCTTATCGCCCTTAAAATACGGGGATACATTTTCTTTTGAACCTACTAATTTACCATCTATGAATACATCTATTAAATTATTATCATAATTTATTACAAAAAACAGCCATTTTTGAAACTTAGGATTTACCAACTCATATATTGTATCTAATTGGTCGCCTCTGTTACCAATTGTTCTTGATTTTATAATTATTTTTTGCGAAGTACCGTTGTAATATATTACAGGTTTGAAACCGTAATTAAATAACACAGTATCTTTTGTATATGCTAGTGATGTATTTTCTGATTGTGGATTAAGATAAATATAAAATGTTACACTATAAGTATAATTATATGGAAATTTCTCTTTACTTATTACTGAATTATGGTAGACGCTTTTAATATTAAAAGCACTATTTATATCTTTAAATAATGTAAATGTATAGGCTTTTGTATCAGAACCGTTATTACTAATGTCTTTTGTTGAAATATTGTCATCAATAATATTAGAACTTTTATTATATAAGGCTCCCATACTACTACCACTAGAATTACTGGTATTACTACCTGTATTAAGTGTAGTTGTTAATTCTTCTTTATTTATATTAAAAGCTGACATTATTTTGTCTAATTTCTCGTCACTTGGTATAGCTTTTTCTTGGCTATTTATAGTTGGTAGTGTTACATTTTTACTTAATTTTGTATTTAAGTTCTGATATTTCCCTAAACTTCTCTCTTTATCTAAATAAAAAGGTCCTTCACCTTGTAAAATATCACTCTTATTAAATGTTCTTATAAATTTGAATATAATAGGTAATATAAATAGCAAAATTATTAATAATAATAACAGGAAAAATAATATATAAACAGGAGAGGGCGTTAATCTTATATCTTTATTTATTTCATCTACTAAAATAACTAATAAACAAGGAATGAAAAATATGAGATTTTTAAGTATACATATAAAATATTTTGCATAGCTTTTCATTAAATCTGTATATGGTATTTTTTTTCCAGATTTTGATGATTCTACTTTACAATAATTTGATTCAGATGAAGTTTTTATAGAAAATATTATAGCTATTATTGCTAATATTATTAATACTATTAGTAGTATTACTATATTTTTTGTAATGTTAAAGACTGCGTCATTATTTTTATGTAAATATAAAATAATGTTTAGTACAAGTAATGGTATTATAATTATTAACAATAAATAAAAAAGATATTTCATTATCTTGAATAAGGGTTTCGATACTGTTTTTTTTAATATTTCTTTATTTAGAGTAGGTTTATTTCCTTCTGCTTTGCTTTCACCTGCTTTGCTTTCACCTGCTTTGCCTTCATCTGTTTTTTGTTTAGCATACGAATTTATAAGTTCTCTTATACCATATATTTCGTTATATAGCGAATCACTATTATATTCGGCATCTTCTTTTTTTTTGCTTGCCTCCTTAGTGCTTGCCTCCTTAGTGCTTGTGTCATCACTGGTTGCTCCCTTACTGGCTGCCTCCTTTGGTTTCCGGTCCCAAGAAGTATTATTTCTATAAACAAAAAAAAGAAAACAATAAATACTAAATGCTATCAATAATAGAGCAAATAATATTTCATATTTTGTATTTTTAATAGCAAATAGATTTTGTTTCTCATTTAAATAATAAAACAAACATAATATTAATATAAGTATTATACTTATAAAATATCTGTAATACTTATGATGTGGTACACTAGCACCTTTTTCTTTTATTGTAAAACCATTAACAATTTTGTCTAATATTCTTGCAAAAATAGTACCAATGTAATCATTAAGAATAGGTATTTTTTCACCAGTATTATTTACAAAATCTTTAAATCGTGTACTATAACTACTATTATCTGACATAATATAATATTATACAACAATATAATATTATACAACAATATTATAATATTCAATATTTATTCAATATTTATTCAATATTGACTACTAATATTATAAATTTTCACAAGCTGTTTTTCTACCATGACAATCTCTACATAATGCTTCCAAATTATCTATGTTATTTGAACCACCATATTCCAGTTTTATAACATGATCTACTTCAAACCAAGCGGGCAATTGTTTTTTACATTGTTTACAATGCCAATTTTGAGATGCTGCTACAAATTTTTTTTTTGTTTCACTTACACTTCTCTTTGTAGAAGTATTTCCAGAATATAATATTTTTTGTTGTTGTTTTGATAAATGATGATTATTATTTGAATGACTTGAAAAGCTTACTGATTTTTGAATATTGGGATTATTGTATATATTATAGTTATTATTCAATTCTTTAGAAATGGAATTTGACGTAAAATCTATGATTGGAGTAATAATACTTGCTGTATTTCTATCAATAGGTAAATATTTTATATAACTATTTGAGTTTGTTACAAAATCTTTATAATTGTTTGGATTTTTTTTTATATATAAATAAATACATAGTCCAATAAAAGCAAAAAAAACCATCTTATAATATTTTTCATATTTCTTTAGCTTACTAATTAACTTACCTTCAAAATATGTATTAAGTAATACCAGAACTGTTATTAATAAAATAAGCAATTCAAGTTTCATAGTATTATTTAATATATAAATATATTATTAGGAATAATATAAGTAATAATAAACTCCCGAAAATATATTTGTGCCTATTTTTCTTTTCATCATTCTTTTTAAGTTCTTTTAATTTATAGTTTTCATAGTAGTTATTTAAAGCATCATAATATGATAATTCGGGTTTACCTAAATAGCTATTTATTTTATTATGTATAAAATGTGTCCATTTAATGAATGATTCTCTCGAGTCTAAATAAGGAGTTACAGGATATGCGTCTAAAAATTTACTAAATACATTTCCTATATCGGGAACGGGTATAAATAATGGCAAATTTGTTATAAAGTCATAATATTTTTTTTTTGTGCTCTCATTTACATTTAACGGGTATGACAAAGCAATTGTATGTAATACAAACCAATAATGAGGACCCCAAATAATCGGGTTGAATACACTAGCACTAGGACTATTCATAATATTTTTATTATATAACAGATTTTATTATAACTATTATAATCTATTAAACTTTGAAGTGTTACTAAAATAAGAAAATATATATAAAAACATAATTAGTATTATAATTAACAATACAATCTATAAATATATAATGAATACAAAAAAATTTATTTTTTGTAATAATTGCGGCAAGCTTGGTCACTTATTTCATCAATGCAAAGTTCCAATAACAAGCATTGGTATTATTCCTATAAGAATTACAAAAACATTAGATCCTATTACAAATAAATTAAAAAATAATCTTGAGATTTTCATAATAAAACGTAAGGATACATTATCATTTGTAGATTTTATGCGTGGAAAATATTCCATAGAAGATAAAAATTATATAACAAATTTATTAAATAATATGACAGTTAATGAGCGACAATTTATATTGAATAATGAGTTCGATAGTATATGGCAATATTTATGGAATTATAACACTAATAATTCTTATAAAAATGAGGAAAAAACGTCAAGAACAAAATTTATTAATTTAAAAAATGGGTATTCAAATATATTTGAAAGCTACAATTTAGAAAGTTTGATAAACTTATGTGATAAAAAATATGTTGAACCTGAATGGGGTTTTCCAAAAGGTCGACGCAACTATCAAGAAAAAGATATAGTGTGTGCTCTTAGAGAGTTTGAAGAAGAAACAGGATATGAAAAAAAAAACATTGCTATTATTAATAATATTGTTCCATATGAAGAAATATTTAGTGGTTCCAATTATAAATCATATAAACATAAATACTTTATTGGTATAATTAATAATAATTATATTCCTAAAAATAATTATCAAATTTATGAAATTACCGAAATTAAATGGGTATCTATTGACAATGTATCTAATTATCTAAGAGAATATAATTATGAAAAAAAAAATATAATAAATTATTTAAATAATTTATTAAAAACTTATAAACTATATATTTAATATATAGTAATGGATATATTAACTCCGCAAAAATCAAAATTGAGCGAAGATGTAGATGAGGAAGAAGAACAAGAACAAGAACAAGAACAAGGACAAGAAGAAGAACAAGAACAAGATGAGGAAGAAACAGAAGACGATGTAAACGCAGCAAATGAAGAAGAACAAGATGAAGAAGTGGAAGAGGCAGAAGATGAGGAGAAAGAAGTGGAAGAGGCAGAAGAGGCAGAAGATGAGGAGAAAGAAGATGAAGAAGATGAAGAAGTGGAAGAGGCAGAAGAGGCAGAAGATGAGGAGAAAGAAGATGAAGAAGATGAAGAAGATGAGGAAGAAGAAGAAGATGAGGAGAAAGAAGAAGATGAGGAGAAAGAAGAAGAGGAAGATGAAGAAGAGGAAGAAGAAGAGGAAGAGGAGAAAGAAGATGAAGAAGAGGAAGAAGAAGAGGAGAAAGAAGAGGAAGAAGAAGAAGAAGAAGAAGAAGAAGAAGAAGAAGAAGAAGAAGAAGATGAAGAAGCAGAAGATGAAGAGGAGAAAGAAGCAGAAGCAGAAGCAGAAGCAGAAGAGGAAGAAGAGGAGAAAGAAGATGACGAAGAAGAAGAAGCAGAAGAGGAAGAAGCGGAAGAAGCAGAACCAGAGGAAGAAGAAATAGCAGAAGATGAGGAAGAGGCAGAAGAACCAGAGGAAGAAGAAATAGCAGAAGATGAGGAAGAGGCAGAAGAAACAGAACCAGAAGCAGAAGTAGAACCAGCACCAGAAACAGCACCAGAAGCAGAAGTAGAACCAGAAATAGAAGATGAACCAGTGAAAGAATTACAAGACTTTGGAGAAGGAAAAATAATAAACAAAATAGAAAATGTTGTAGAAAGTCCACCAGAAAGTCCACCAGAAAGTCCACCAGAAAGTCCACAAGAGAGTCCTGAAGAAAGTCCACAAGAAAGTAGTGAAGAAAGTCCACAAGAAAGTCCACAAGAAAGTAGTGACAATATTGTTCCAACTGTAAACCCAATTAATACAAAAGAAAAGAATAATTTATATTTAGCCTCGCTATTTAGAGAGAATATAAATAAAATCGATATAGATAAATCAGAATTGGAAGGATTAGAAAGTAATGTAAATACAAAAACGGATTTAAAATATTATTTAAATGCTTTAGAGTTATTGAATGCAAAGGAATTCAAAAATCCATTAAATAAAAATTATAAATATTTGTATCCACATCATGATGATGAATTTTTCAATATTAAAATAGCAAATAATAAAGAGCTTATGGAAAATAAAATAAAAATAAATATTGATAGTGATTTTGAGAAGCAAGCCAATGAAATATGTAATAAGGATTTTGAGTTAGCACCATATCAAAAATTTATTAGAAACTTTTTATCAATACATACACCTTATAATGGTTTATTATTATTTCACGGTTTAGGAACAGGAAAAACGTGCTCGGCAATAGGAGTAGCAGAAGAAACACGAAAATATTTACAATATATGGGCTATAATGATAGAATTATTATAGTAGCCTCTCCAAATGTTCAAGAAAATTTTTATTTACAATTATTTGATGAAACTAAATTGGAATATAATAATGGATATTGGACAATTAATAATTGCGCAGGTCAAAATATATTAAATGAGATTAATGTATTGCAAAAAAATCTATCGCGTGAAAAAGTTATAAAAATAGTTAAGAACATTATATCAAACTATTATTTATTTATGGGTTACACGCAGTTCGGTAATTTAATAATGAAAAAATCTAATATAACAAATCAGTTAGCAAGTGATGATCCAAATAACAGCAAACGAAAAATGTTGGTTAAAAAGAAATTGCAGAAATATTTCAACAATAGATTAATTATAATTGATGAAATACATAATATTCGTCAGTCTAAAGATAACAGCAACAAATTAGTGTCTAATGAGTTGATGAATTTAGTTAAAAATGTTAGCAATTTAAAGTTAATATTTATGTCAGCAACACCTATGTTCAATGACTTCAAAGAAATAATTTTTTTAATAAATATATTAAATATAAATGATAACAGGTCAAAAATAGAGCTGAAAGATGTGTTTGATAGTAATGGAAGTTTTGTTGTAAATAGTAGTGGTGAACAAGTAGGACTCGATTTGTTTAAGAGAAAGATAAATGGATATGTTAGCTATGTTAAAGGTGACAATCCGCTAAGTTTTCCATTTAGAATTTTACCAATGAATTTTTCAGAAACTAGAAGCATATTTAATAATAAGTATCCTGAATTAAAAATTAATTCAAATAGCTTAAGTGAAAAAATAGAATTATTTGATATATATGTAAATAAAGTATCACCCTATCAAGAGTTTGTATATAATATTATCCTTAAAAATAATATATCAAAATTTGATGAAGAGAAAATTAATGCTATGGAAACATTTGGGTACACATTATTACAAAAACCATTAGAAGCTCTAAATATGGTGTTTCCCAATAGTAAATTAGAGAATTATTTTAATGAAAAAATGGACTTATATAAAAATATTGAAAGTGTTATTACAAATATTGATCTTGAAGAAATAAACACTATTGTTAACACAAGAGATATCGTTGGTAAAATAGGAATAAATAATATAATGAGTTATCAAGAAACACAGGCACCTAAATCTAGATATGGATACAAATTTAAAAGTGAATTTGCTACAACCAATATTTTTGATTATAATGTTATAGAAAAATATAGTACAAAGATTAAATCAATATTAGATGCATTATTTAATTCGCGAGGTCCATTAATCATATATTCACAATTTATTGATTCGGGTCTAATACCTATAGCACTAGCATTAGAAACAGCTGGATTTACTCGCTATGGAGCAAATAAATCTTTATTTGCTGTTCCACCAAGCGAAGAATTAGATGTAAATACTTATAAAAAAAAATCTGAATTAGTAGAAGGACAGCGTTTCAGAGGCGCAAAATATGTTATTATTAGTGGGAACAGTAATATTTCTCCAGATATAGTAGGTGATTTAAAAGCTTGTACTGACACAAATAATATAAATGGTGAAATTGTCAAAGTAATACTCTTATCTGCGGCAGGAAGTGAAGGATTGGATTTTAAATATATTAGACAAATACATATTTTAGAGCCTTGGTATAATATAAATAGGATTGAACAAATTATTGGTAGAGCTATAAGAACGTGTAGCCATAAAGATCTTCCTCTTGTTGAGAGAAATGTTCAAATATATATGCATAGTACATTATTAAATAATAATGTTGAGTCAGTAGACTTATTTATTTATAGAAAAGCAGAAGAAAAAGCTAAGGTAATTGGAACTGTTACACGTGTGCTTAAAGAACATAGTATAGATTGTTTACTAAATTATGAACAGCAAAATTTTGATGAGAAATTTATGAATAAAGAATTAACTATTACTCTTTCAAATAATTCTTCAATTAAATATACTATAGGCGATAAAGCATATAGTGCTCTTTGTGATTATATGGCTGAGTGTAGATATTCTTGCAAACCTTCTATTGAAGATTATGAGAAAATATATGGGAAGAGTTTAAAAATAAATACTTCGTTATATAATGACACCTTTTTAAAAACAAATAATGAGATTCTTGTAAAAATGTTGAGAGATTTATATAAGGAGAAATATTTTTATGATAAAATCGATATTATTAAGCAGCTTACAGTATTTAAAAAATACCCATTAGAACATATAAACAATGCTTTAGACGAGTTGATTAATAATGAAAACATATTTATAACAGACAAATTTAATAACTTGGGAAAATTAATAAACATTGATACTATGTATATTTTTCAACCAAGTAATTTAAATAATGATGCTACATTATTTGAGCGGACAAACGCTATTATAACTAAACCGAATGAATTAAAATTTAATATTTCTGATACAGTTGACATACAAGAAGATAACAAAAAAGAATTACAAGCAAAATCTGCTGCTCTAGCTCCAATAAAAGAAAAAAACACATCATTAATTAAACTTTATACGAATAATGACCTAACCAATTTGTCAAATACTAATAAAGATTTGATTAAATCAAATATTGTAGATTTAGAACGAAATTACAAATATATAATTACGAACTTCCAACAAGAAAAAGGTGCACGGCCAATTAAAGATAATAAATATATCTATTACGGTAAAATAATGGATATTTTGAAAGAAAAGAAGATACTATCAACTAAGGAAATTCATAGTATAGCAATTCATATATTGCTTGATGAATTAGATTATAATAAGACTGTGCTACTTGTTATTTATTTGTTGAATGCTAGCTATAATGAAGAAAGTGATTTTAATAAAAAATTATTGGCTTATTATAATTCAAAAATATTAACAAGCACAAATGGTAAAAGCAAGGCACTATTAATACCAAATAAAAGTGAGTTTAGAGATTACACTTTATATATGATTAAAAATTTAAATGATAAATTACAACCTTCTAATGTTATTTTAATTATTGGAGAGTATGAAGATTATGAGGAATTTGACAAAGTTATTGAAAGTACTAAAATACCTAGTGAAACTATTGCTAATGTTTTAGGAATTTTATCAGTTAATAAAAAAATAACAAAAGAATTAGTTACAGAATTCAAAATAAAATATTCGACAAATAAGGGGGCACGTTGTGATCAGGCAGGGAAAGCAAATACTGAAAAGATTTTTACATTTTTAGATGTTAAAGAAGATGTAATTAATACATTAAAAGCATTAAATCAAACCTACTTTTGTGCGGCTCAAGAAATATTTTTTCGGTTATATGATATGAGAAGAGTTAATGATAAACGTTGGTTCATAAATCTCTCTGACGCAATAATAAATAACTTATAAATAATTAAATAAATAAATAAATAATTAAATAAATAAATAAATAACTTATAAATAAATAAATAACTTATAAATAAATAAATAATTAAATAATTAAATAAAAAAATATAAATATAATTATTTATATAATTGAAATAATTTTAAAGATTAAATTGATAATATATATTAATACATAATGTCTAAAATACAAAATCGGAAATCTATTCCTAATAAATCAATTTTAGATAATTCGCATATATTTATGCGTTCTTTATTAACACAGAAAATTGTGTTAACTTATAATGAGATAAATAATAATATTTATAATATTTTAGAAAATAAAATTAAAAATTTTAATGAAAATAAATGTATCAAGGAAGGGTTTATTAAAAATAATACAGTAAAGTTATTAACATATTCAAGTGGAGAATTATTTGGAAATAAAGTATTATTTGAGTGTGTTTTTGAATGTTTAATTACAAATCCAGTTGAATCAACACTAATTAATTGTGTTGCCAAGTCGTTAACTAAAGTAGGAGTTCGTGCTGAGTTAGTTCTTGACGATGGTTCATGTCCGTATATTATTTTTATAGCTCGTGATCATCATTACAATAATGAAATGTTTTCGCATATAAAAGAAAATGATATTTTACAAGTTAGAATATTGGGTCAGCGTTATGAATTAAATGATAAATTTATTAGTGTTATTGCTGAATTAATAAGTATTAATAATTATGAAACTCTAAAAAATGATCTTAAAAAAACAGAGTCTACAAAGTCTCAAAATATAGCTACAGAATATGATGGGCAAGAAGAAAATAAATTAAAAATTAAGGTTCCAAAAAGTCTAGTTGATAAAATTACAAATTATAATATGTAAACATATAAAACATATAAATTATTATAATATTAAAAAGTATTTAATTAATATTATAATTAAAATTATGATGGATAATAACACTAGTGTTGTGGAAAATGAAAATGAAAATATTACTATAAAAACAAATTTAATTGATTCTGGAAATGATGATAATAATGTACATTCAAGTGACCTAAGTAAGTTAGCTAGATCGATTGAAATGCTTGAAAATTTTCATCATATTGAAATAGGTAAAATTTTGAAATTAAATAATGTTTATTTGAATGAAAACAGCAATGGAATTTTTGTTAATTTAAACAAAATATCATATAAAACATATCAGGAAATTAGTAATTATATTGATTTTGTTAAAAAACAAGAAAATGAAATTAATAAAGATGAAAAATTGAAAAGAAATTTGCAAACAACATATTTTAAAGATAATAAAGATAAATAATACTATTTATAAAATGCTAGCTATTCATAAGGAAGAATTATTAAAAGCTATAGATTTGGATGAATTTAAGCAGTATATGTTATATGAATTAAATTATAAAGAAAATTTGTTAGTAGCAAATAATAACAATACTACCAATACTAGCAATACTAGCAATAATAGCAATACTAGCAATAATAAACCAATAGAAGCAGTTAGTGTACCTAGAAGTCAAATACAAATAAAATATACAAAAAAATTCAGTAAATATTATGAGCCGATTAAGATTAATAATTCTAAAAATTTTGCTGATAAATTATTTTGGATATTTTATAAGCTATTGAATAATTTTGCGGATAGCGATTTAGAAAATATCAATTCATTCAAAACAATGAAAGATTTCAAAATTAGTTGTGTTGAGAAAATTAGGCTTCAAAAAAATAGTTTGAAGGAATTCAAAATTCAAAGAATGCCGGTTGAAGACGATTTAACAAATAATGAGAAAATTAGTTTTAAAACCTTTCATGCCTTATGTGTATTATATTTGATAAATGTAATTGTATTGCGTGACAATAACACATATTGTGTTTTATGTACTAATAATGATGAAAAAGTCATTAATTTAAAAAATTATAAGCTAATACAAATTTCAAATGTTAAAATTAGCGAAACATTCAATAATTTTGATGTTGAACTAGTTACAAATTATAACGAGGAACAACTTCAAACATTATTAAAAAGTTATTATAACATTGAAAATATTGAAAAACCTATTAAAGCATTTAGTAGTTATAGTTTAAGCGATTTAACAAGTATTTCTAGCAAATTAAATATTATTATTTATGATGAGCACGGTAAAAAAAAGAAAAAGCAAGATCTATACGAAGAAATATTAAGGAAATTAACTTAAAGACAAGTAAGGCAACTAATAAGGGGACTTTTTTTTACATTTTTATCAAAATTGATATTATTTATTATTAATTAATAAATAATAAATAATAAATACTATTATATATTAATTATGAGTAAAAGCAGAGTAACTAATAACGCACAAGAAACTAAGTCAAATGAAACACTTAATAGTGAACTAAGCGAAAACTTTATCAAATATATTGATATATATTTGTCAAGCTATACACGATTTCCTGAAAATATTCATCCTGAATTTGAGATTCGTTTTGGAACAAAAAAAATCAAAAATATAAATAAGGTGGATTTCTATAATATTATAAAGAGCCTTATGAATTATGATTTTAAATTAAATAATGAAAATTATCAGTTAAAAATTATGAATGCTAGCAATTTATCTAATATTAGAACACAAATTACAGGACTACCTAATATACAAAGCTATTGCAAATTAAATAATTTTTCTGGAATTTTAGACGAGCAAAATCTTTCTTTTGTCCAAAAAGAATATTTTAAAAATGACAAAGTTGTGCTATTTCCGCTAGATTTTGATGATTATAATTTTCGAGTTTGTTATCAAGTAGAGCAAAACTTTGCATTAACACACAGTTCTGTAGAGGAACTAAAAGATAAATGGAATTCGATTAAAAAAGTATTTAGATACATTAAGCGTTACGAATACAAACATCCGCAATTGCCATTTTTAGTTCATTGTAGTATTGTAAAAACATCTAAAACACACGAAGGTAGATTTATTGAGCAATTTAACATTAAAGATTCTGAAGTCTTTAATTCATTGGAGAATTTTGAAATAGAAATTGAATTTAATAATGAATTTATTAGCTTGAATAAACTAGCTGCTAGTAAAGAATTCTTATATATTAATTTACGAAAAGTTATTAAATATATTTTAATTGGATTACAAGATACTAATTATCCTATTGCTATTAGTGAGATCAACAATGTAAGTCAAGAATATTTGAAATTGATAAAAGGCTCCGAATATAAAGAAAATATGACTATTAATGTTAAAGATCATATTGGTCCTTCCTCGTCTACTTTACAAATGATCAATCTTTTACCTGAAACAGAAATAAACGATACTAATAGTTCTATTCCCAATATTAGAAACAATTATACTGTAACAGATAAAGCAGATGGAACTAGAAAATTATTGTATATTTCACCTGACGGGCGACTATATTTTATTCCTAATACTGTAAATTTACAGTTCACAGGATGCTATACTGAGAAAAAAGAGCTTTTCAACTCTATTATTGACGGGGAACACGTTTTACATAATAAAAAGGGCGAATTTATAAATATGTATGCTTGTTTCGATATATATTATTTAGGCGGAAAAAATGTTACAGGACTAGCATTTATTAAATTACATAAAGCAGCTGTTGTTAGTGCTGCTAATAAAGAAGATAAAAAAGAAGATAATAGAGAAGATAATAGAGAAGATAAAAGCATTAAAGAAAATCCGGTTACATATCGTCTTAATATATTAAGCAGTGCTATTAAAATAATGGAACTAAAATCAATTACAAACAATCCAAATATACATCTTAGAATAAATGTCAAGAAATTTTACGGCACTGATATATTTAATGGTTGTGATGCAATTTTAAATAATATTAAAGAAGGATTATACGAATACAATACTGATGGATTAATTTTTACACCAGCAAATACAGGTGTTTCAAGCACCCAAACAGGTATACTTGCTCCAAATTATAAAAATACATGGACACAATCATTTAAATGGAAACCACCCGAATACAATACTATTGATTTCTTGGTTAAATTTAAAAAAAATGAGTTTGGAGCAAATTATGTAGGCACATTAAATAGTGAAGGTCAAGATTTAACTTCATATAACCAAATACAGAGCTATTATACATTAATATTAAATGTTGGATTTGATGAGAGAAAACACGGCTATATTAATCCGTATAATGATATTATTAATAATAGCATTAAGCGTTATAATAAAGATAGCTATGCAAATAATTATAAACCAGCGCGCTTTTATCCTACTAATCCTAATGATGTAAACGCGGGATTATGTAATATAATGGGTAAACTAGACGAGTCTAATAATCTCAAAATTTATACAGTTGAAGGCGAAGAAATAGAAGATAATATTATTGTTGAGTTTGCTTATAATGTTAATAAACCCGATTTCTGGAAATGGGAACCGTTGCGTATTCGTTATGATAAAACAAGCGAATTGCGTTCCGGAGGTAAAAATTTCGGCAATGCTTATCACGTAGCTAATGCAAATTGGCAATCAATACACAACCCTGTAAGCGAATCAATCTTAACAACCGGAAACGGAGTAACAGTAAATAACGATGATGATGTTTATTATAATAAAATTTCTAAAACATCTGAAACAAAGTCGCTTCGTGATTTTCATAATTTATATGTTAAAAATATGTTGATTAATAAAGTATCAAAATCGGGATATTCATTGCTAGATTATGCTGTTGGAAAAGGCGGCGATTTACCTAAATGGATAGCAGCTAATCTAAATTTTGTATTAGGTATAGATGTTAGTAAAGATAATATTGAAAATAGATTAGACGGTGTTTGCGCACGCTATTTAAATTATGCACAACAAATGAGCATTATTCCTAAAGCATTGTTCTTACACGGAAATAGCATATTAAATATTAAAGATGGGTCTGCGTTTTATGATGATAAATCAAAGCAAATTATAAAGGCTCTTTTTGGTGAAGGTACAAAAAATGAAATATTATTAGGAAAAGGCGTGTATAACAATTATGGTATTGCTAGTAACGGATTTAATGTTAGTTCTATTCAGTTTGCTATGCACTATATGTTTGAAAATGAAGCAAAATTAAACGGTTTTATAAAGAATGTAAAAGAATGTACTGCATTAGAAGGTTATTTCATTGGAACATGTTATGATGGCCAAAAAATTTTCAATATGTTATCTTCTTTGCAAATTAATGAATCTATTAGTATATTTAAAAATAAGAAAAAAATATGGGAGCTTACTAAAAAATTTGTAGCTACTGATTTTATTGATGATGAAACCTCACTAGGTTATGGAATTGATATTTATCAGGAAACAATTAACAAAACTTTTAGAGAATATTTAGTAAATTATAAATATTTATTGCGAATTATGGAAAATAATGGCTTTGTATTATTAAGCGAAACTGAATATAAGCAATTAAATTTACCTGATACTATGGGAAATTTTGAGCAATTATATAATTTTATGAAGATGGAAGTGGAAAGAACACCATATTTGGCGAAAAAATTAGGTAGTGCATTAGAATTAAGCCATGAAGAAAAGCAAATTTCATTTTTAAATAATTATTTTATATTCAAAAAAATAAGGAATGTTGAATATGAACCAGATGAACTAGTAAGCAAAAAACAAAATAATAAAGAGCGCGAGGCTCTCAATGCTTCTATTAAAGAATTTGATGAAGTGGATAAAAATTTGGAATCTAATGTAAAAGAGGGTCTTAATGTAACATCTAAAAAATTGGCTGAAAAATATTTACAAGAAAATCAAATTTTAGAAGATAATGTAGTTGAAGGGGTAAAGCCTTCTACTAAAATTAAGTTGTCGGTTGATGAAAAAATAAAATTAGCAGAACAAACTAAAAAACTTAAACTTGAAGAAAAATTAAAAAACCAACAAGAAAAGCAAGCATTAAAAGAACTTGAAAAATCTAAAAAAGCAGAAGAAAAGAAATTACAAAAAACACAAAATAAGAAATCTCAAAAAGCTTAACTCCACCATTCATTATAATTTATTTTTTTCTAAGAATTATGTTTACAACCAAAAAGAGCAAATCTCTCTATTTGTGTTTAAATATTTAAACATTTAAACATTTATATAATTTTATAATTATATAAACATTTAAAACTAGTATACGTTAGTAGAAAAAAATTTATGACATATATTAACTTACCTAACTTGAACAACTTAAACTTAGATTTTAATATTATTTATAAAAATGATACAATTCTATTAAAACACAATTTGGAAAATAAAGAGCTTTTATTATGTAACTCATTACATCATTATTTACTCATTTTAAAACAATCTATAGACGAATATTACGAGTATTGGGATATTATGAAAAAAATTACTAATCCATATGAGTATATACATACAATTGTTCCTAATCATAAATTTTCGTTATGTAAATATAAACCGCTATCTAGATCTTTTTTTAAAATGATAGAAATGATAAATACATTCGATTTTTTAAATGATAGAAACCCAATACAAACATTTCATTTGGCAGAAGGCCCTGGAGGATTCATCGAAGCTTTCAATTATAAAAGAAAAAATCCAAATGACATTTATTATGGTATGACTTTAATAAATGATAATTCTAATATTCCATCGTGGAAAAAAGCATCACATATATTAAATTCTAATAAAAATATTAAATTAGAGTATGGTGCCTCTAAAAACGGTGACCTATTTTTAAAAGAAAATTTAATTTATTGCAATAAGAAATATGCTAAGTCTATGGACTATATAACAGGTGACGGAGGATTTGATTTTTCATCAGACTTTAATAATCAAGAAGATATATCTTTCAAATTAATATTATCGCAAGTTTTTTATGCTTTAATTATGCAAAAAAAAGGCGGAAATTTTGTTCTGAAAATATTTGATGTGTTTAAAATAAAAACAATTGAAGTTATTTACTTATTATGTAATTTATATGAAAATGTATTTATATTTAAACCAAATACAAGCAGAAATGCAAATTCAGAAAAATATATAATTTGTAGAAATTATAAAAATAACAATAAGAGAATAATTTCAAATATTATAGAAAATTTTGATATATTAATTAATCAAGTAGAAAATATTTATAGTTTATTTAATATAGAATTTAATCAATTATTTATTACAAAATTACAAGAAATTAATGCTATATATGGTCAACAACAATTAGAAAATATTAAAAATACTCTTGGTTTAATACGAGAATTAAAAATGTTAAATATTGAATATAATTTACTTAATCATAATAATTATAATGGAATTTTAAAATATTTAAATACCTCAAATAAACTATATTTACGCTCAAACGATGAAGATATTCAACTAGCAAAAAATAATAAAGAAACTGATAATACTAATAATAGTAATAATCATAATAGTAATAATGCTATTAATGATATTAATGATATAAATTTAGAGTTAAATCTAGATATGAATTTAGAAATAAATTTAGATATAACTATTCAACAGCATTTAGATATAGATTTAGTTGATTTTGAACAATCGATAGAGAATACTAATCTTAAAAGCTCCAAAGAATACAATATGAACACCAAAGATGTTCTTATTAATAAATTTTTTAATAAGTTGAATATGCTAATAAATATTAATATGCAAAAATCAATAAATTGGTGCAAAAAACATAACTTCACTGTAAATAAAGAATTTTTAGGTGAATGAGTTTTATTTTAATATGTTAATTCGTTTGCGGCGAATATTTGATTTGTCGTCTATACAACCATAACATATTGGAGATTTCAAAATTTTAGTTAATTCATCGCATTCACTTAATGACATATTTGGTGGACATTTAGAAGTAATACATTTAGTAGCAACACAATCTCCGCAATCATATTTTAAACTGGCAATTCGTGCACTTGATGATATTGGTCCTTGCGTTCGGTATTTAGTATTAGACGGATTAAATGTTATTGCACAAGCACGATTATTATTACAATTCATGCCTACTCCACTATTAGCAATAGTATTAAGAGGTAGATTTTGAGTAAATGTCTTACTATTTTTATATAATAGTTCTCTATGCGATGAAGAATAATCACCAGAAAGTTTTGTAGTGGCAGATTTAATTACCATTGCTGATGGATGTAACGAAGAACATACTACTTTATTTAAAGTAGGATCATAAAATTTATCACTAGTTGAACTATTACAATCATTATTTTTTTCTATATATGTTAGTATACTTGATTCTGTATTATCTTGTGTTATATTCTGTGTTACTATGTTATTTCCGGGTTTATCCATACTTCCTATAAAAGAAAGATTGCTAAAGGTGTTTCCTTTAGAGACATTATCTACATATTGCTTTCTGTAATGTCTTATAGGATTTGCATTAAATTTATATTTTTTAACAGGACATTCTTCATTCCAAGGTATATTTATATTTATATTATCTGGTATTTCATTTTTTATATTTTTAGGAATAATTGTTACATTATTATTTGAAGGTGCTTTCCACGATACATTTGCTTGTATTTGGTTAAAAAATAGTCTCATTTATATTATATATTATATATTATAAAATATAAAATATAAAATATAAAATTATAAAATATAAATTATAAAATTATAAAATTATAAAATATAAAATATTTAAATTTTATATATTATAAAATTTAAATGAAGAGAAAAATACAAATAAAATCAAAAATATTAATCCTCATATTAATACTCTTATTAACATTACTAATAATTAGTTTTATTAATAAAAGCTTTAATAATATTGAAGGCAATTTATATAAAGATCCGGGCAATACAGATAAAGCGGTTGAGTCAGGTATTGAAAAAAGAAGCAGCAAAAATAATAAAAAAATAAATGAAACCGAATCCAATTTATTGAGTAACCATTTGGCTAGTTAAAAAATAATACTACAAATAATACTACAAATAATATTACAAATAATACTACAAATAATATTACAAATAATATTACAAATAATACTACAAATAATATTACAAATAATACTACAAATAATATTTTTAATATTATGTTTATATATTTTAATTAATTATATATATAATATTAAATGACAGGCAATTCAAATATTTGTGTTAGTAATAAACTTATTGGTATTCAACATCCATATTCTTATTGTGTTACACCAACAAGTGAAATGGTTCCTGCTGATGTTACCAACGGCGATGGATGGAGTATGGAAAATACAGGAAAGGTAGTGCGTGGTTTATTTAACTATGTTAAGTATTTAACAGTAGATGCTAATATAGGAACAGCCACTGAGTGTACTAAAGCATACAGTGGTCCTGGAATTATTGGAAATCGATATGTTTTAAAAACAAATATAAAATGTAGAAAACTAACCGCGACAGGTCTTTCGGGCGAAGAGTATTTACATAAATATATAGATAATACATCTACAATAGGCGGCTTAATAACTGGCGGTAGACCAATGCCTGATGCAAATGGATTAATACCATCGGTATTTGCTAGTGCCGGAAAAATAAGTGGTAATGTGTTAGACGTTATATCGGCGTTTTCTGCGGATACTAAACCTTATTGTATACCTGTTAAATTAAAATGTCATGTAATAGATAGCAGTGTACCTTCAAATAGTTATGCGGGACCCAGTCCTGAAGTCTATTTGAGTTTAGATGATGTAGCTGATATACACTCATCTCTCTTTGCCGAAACACCTACTATACCGCCTATACCAGAAGATACTAGCACAGAAGAATTTACAACAGCTACACCAGCTACAACAACTACAACAACTACAACAACAAAAACAGCACCACCACCTAGACAAGATGCTGATTTTACTAATTTAATTGATAATATTATATACCAAAATACTGATAAAGTACAGGGGTCAACAGATTTTGAAAGTGTAATTAATAAAATAAATTTTGAAGATGAATTATTAGTAAAAATATATTATGTAGGCTTTTCTATTTTTATAATAATTTTAATATTTAAATTAATAAATAAGAGATAAGAAGCAACTTAATTTATAAAATTATATACTAAATTACTTGTATTCTCATTTGTAACTTCACCGGCTAATATACTATCTTCATATAATTTTCGCAATACATCATTGGGGGCTTGTGAACCTAATTTTATAAGATTTTTATTGCGTAAATGATTTTTAATTTCTTGGATTGGTTGTTGCTTTAATTGATTTACTTCTTGTTTAATTCTTTTTTGTGTGTCTCTATTTTTAATTAATAAACCTATATGCCTCGCTCCGTTTTTTTTCCCTAAAGTATATTTATATGTTCTTGTTACTCTATTTATTTTTGGAATATAAATATCATCATTAGAATCTAATGTCGATACTATTTCAGAAATTGGTGCATTTGTATTATTTTCTAAAGGTTTAACAGGTTCATTACTATACGAATATACTATTGGTTTTAAAGTTATTTCTTCAGTCTTTAAGTCTGGTTTTATAGGCTTTAATGCTATTTCTTGAGGCTTAAACGCTATTTCTTGAGGCTTAAACGCTATTTCTTGAGGCTTAAACGCTATTTCTTGAGGCTTTAATGCTATTTCTTGAGGCTTTAATGCTATTTCTTGAGGCTTAATTTGTAACTGTGTTTCTATATTAGAGCTGTCATCTAATATAGAAGGTTTAGACTCGAAACATTTATTATTGGTTAAATCAATATTAACTCTTTTTTCTGAACCATTATTACTATTTTTTTGTGTTTTATTTAAATCTTTTAGAGTGGGTTTTGAACCATTTTTTAAACAACTATATGATGGTTGTTTAACATTATTATATATATTACTATCTTTTGGTATTTCTATATTTACATCTATATTTGATGTTTTAAGTGTTTTGTTACGCTTTTCTTTTCTCTTTTTAGACAAGTCATGTAAAAAAGTGAGAGATTTGTTGAATTCTCTCTCAAAATCACTATTATCAATTTCGTTTTTATTAAATAAATTAGTAGCGTTTGCCATATTTGTTGCGGCCTCTATTTTCTCTCCATTATGTGTTTCTAATTCTTTATTTTTTTGATAATCTTTCACTCTTTTCAGCAACTCTTTTTTTAATTTTCCAGTTTTAATAGTGTTTGTTTTATCATCTCTCGGTTTAGCCTTTCTTTCTTTTTTCTTCGAGTTTTTTTTTCCATTATTAAACTTGAATAATTCAGGATTTATTTGTAAAATTTTTTGTGTTGACATACTAATTAATTATTATTATTTAAAATATTACTAATATTTAAAATAATAATAAATAACCAAATTTTATAAAAAATTGATTTAATAATTATTAAATCTACTTTTTATTATAATAAATTATGAAATCGGAAATTCCTAATTCAGAAATTATGAATTCAGAAATTATGAATTCAGAAATTATGAATTCAGAAATTCCTAAATCGGAAATTCCTAAATCGGAAATTCCTAAATCAGAAATTCCTTGGATTCTTATTGAATCATATTTCAAACATAAACATTTGAAACAACTAGTTAAACATCAACTAGAATCATATAATTATTTTGTAAATAATCAAATTCAACAAACTATTGAAATGTTTAATCCATTAATTATATGTTCCGATCATGATTATATTAAAGAGCATAATTTATATAGATTAGAAATTGAAATTACATTTGAAAATTTTTCAATATATCGTCCTCAGATTTATGAAAATAACGGTTCTACAAAGATTATGTTTCCACAAGAGGCCCGACTGCGTAATTTTTCATATTCATCAGCAATGACAATTGATTTAAATATTAAATATACAGTTCGTAATGGCGAAGATTATAAAAATGTTTTAAATTACCAAAAGAAAATTAAAAATGTTCATATTGGAAAGCTTCCGATTATGTTAAAATCAGACCTTTGCGTATTAAACCAATACAAACATTTAGACCATAATGAAACCGGAGAATGCTATATGGACCCCGGAGGCTATTTTATTATTAATGGTTCAGAGAAAACTTGTATTAGTCAAGAACGTGCTGCCGAAAATCAGATTTATTGTTTTAATATTGAAAAAAATAACAATAAATGGTCTTGGAAGGCAGAAATGAAATGTATTCCTGATTGGAAATGTATTTCTCCTAAACAAATTACAATGTATATTGCTTCAAGAAATAACGGATATGGAAAGGCAATTTATTTACAAATTCCGCGCGTTAAAATCCCTATTCCATTATTCATAATTTTTAGGGCATTCAATATTATTAGCGATAAAGAAATATGTGAACTAATTATCTTAAATATTGATAATGAAAATATGAAAAAAATGCTCATTGCACTAAAAGCGTCAATTATTGATGCTAATAAATATATGACAAAAGACTCAGCTATTAGGTTTATTGTAAATAACGTAATTTATACACCTATGAATATGGATAAAGAAACTGGTTCAAAAAAGAAATATGATTTTGCTATGGAAGTATTAGGTAATGATATCTTTCCTCACTGTAAGACTGAGACGCAAAAAATATATATGTTAGGATACATGACAAATATGTTACTACAAACATCATTTGGTTGGTTACAAGAGAGCGACCGCGACTCATATATGAACAAGCGGGTCGATTTAACAGGCCCATTATTAAATAATTTACTACGTAATTATTTTAATAAACTTGTTAAAGATATGAAAAAACAAATTATTCGTGAAATAAATAGTGGATCTTGGAAATCAAATGATGATTATGAAAATATTATTACAAAAACAAATATTTATAAGATTATTAAGTCTACTACTATCGAGCAAGGCATTAAACGCGCCTTAGCAACAGGTGACTTTGGTATTAAGCAAATTAATAGCAATAAAGTTGGTGTTGCACAAGTATTAAATAGGCTTACTTATTTATCAAGCTTAAGCCATCTTAGACGAGTCAATACACCTATTGACAAAAGTGGAAAATTAGTCCCACCGCGGCGACTGCATAATTCAACTTGGGGATTTTTATGTCCTGCTGAAACACCTGAAGGTCAATCTGTTGGAATTGTTAAAAATCTTGCTTATTTGGCGCATATTACTATTAATTCTAATAGCTCAGGACTTTATGATTATATCTTACCTATTATTCAATCTCTTGACACTTATGACGGTTCATATAAAGATTTAGATGAATTTGCTAAAGTATTTATTAATGGTTCGTGGGTTGGATTTACAAACGATCCTGAAAAAGTATATGGAATTTTAAAGGATAAAAAATATAAAGGTATTATTAATATTTATACCTCAATTATATTTAATAGCAAACTTAAAGAAATTCGAGTTTGTAATGACGCAGGGCGTATTACTCGGCCGCTACTAAAAGTTAAACATAATAAGATTTTATATACTGATTCAATTATTCAAAAGATTAAAGATGATGAGCTAAATTGGGATGATTTAGTCGTTGGGATTAAATTAGACGATTCAATTATTGAATATGTAGACTCATATGAACAAAATAATGGTATGATTGCTATGAAAGCATCAGATTTAATTGGAAATAATAACAAAAATAATAATATTTATCATTATAGTCATTGTGAAATTCATCCAAGTACTATTTTTGGTATTTTAGCATCTTGTATTCCGTTTCCTGACTCTAATCAATCTCCTCGTAATACATATCAATCTGCTATGGGTAAGCAAGCTATTGGAATGTATGTAACTAATTACGATAATCGTATGGACAAGACCGCTTATGTATTAACATATCCAATGCGGCCTCTTGTAGAAACTCGTATAATGAATATTATTAAATTAAATAATATTCCATCTGGTCAGCAAGTAATAGTTGCTATTGCTAGCCATAGTGGATATAATCAAGAAGACTCCTTATTATTTAATAAGGGTTCTATTGATCGTGGACTATTTTTAGCAACAATATATCATACTGAGAAAGACGAAGATAAAAAATTATTTGGTACAGAAGAAATCAGATGTAAACCGGATAAAACTAAAACCAAAAATATTAAATTTGGTAATTATGATAAATTAACACCGCAAGGAATTATGAAAGAAAATACACTAATTGAAGACCGTGATATTATTATTGGCAAAGTAATTCCAATTAAAGAAAATAAAAATGATTTTACAAAAAGTGTTAAATTTAGTGATGGTTCTATTTCCCATAGAACTCAAGAAGAAAGTTATGTAGATAAGAATTATATTGAAACAAACGGAGATGGATATAATTTTTGCAAAGTCCGTATTCGTAATTTTAGAAAACCGGTGATTGGAGATAAGTTTTCAAGCCGTCATGGACAAAAAGGAACAATTGGTAATATTATTCCCGAAGAAGATATGCCTTTTACGGCAAGCGGATTAAAACCGGATATTATTATTAATCCTCACGCTATTCCAAGTCGTATGACAATTGCTCAGTTAAAAGAAACGCTGCTAGGTAAAGTTTTACTTGAAATGGGATTATTTGGTGATGGAACCAGCTTTGGAGAATTTGACATTTCTAATATTATCGATAAACTGAATGATTTAGGATATGAATCAAAAGGAAATGAATTAATGTATAATGCTTTAACAGGTGAACAATTAACAATGAATATATTTATTGGTCCTGCCTTCTATCAACGACTTAAGCATATGGTAAACGATAAACAACATAGTAGATCTATTGGTCCTATGGTTAATTTAACTCGTCAGCCAGCTGAAGGTCGGTCGCGTGATGGTGGTCTTAGATTTGGAGAAATGGAGCGAGATTGTATGATTTCACACGGTGCATCTCGATTTACAAAAGGGCGGATTTATGATGCATCCGATGCATTTAGTGTATTTGTATGTAATAAATGTGGATTAATTGCTTCATTTAATAATAAAGAACATATTCATTATTGTAATACTTGTGGAAATAGAAATGATTTTAAATATGTTGAATTACCGTATGCTTGCAAACTTATGTTTCAAGAGTTAATTACAATGAACATTGCCCCTCGAATTATGTGTGAGTAAATTTGTTTAAATAGAAAAGTTATTTATAAAAATAATAATTTAGAAATATTTTTTTTTATAAATATTTTTTTATAAATATTTAATTATTATTAAATAATTAAATATATAGTGTAATAATATATTATGATATTTGATAAAAACTCATTAGGTGGCAAATCAAATATTGGACAGCCTATGTTACATGGGTCAATGGATGGAGGTAATGATAGAGCATTAAGTCGCAAATATTTATCGCGTGCTTTTGGTAATATGTATAACAGCGGTCTCAACTCATCACCGTTAACTTATAATAATAATGTATTAGGTCCTTTTAGAACTGCTTATAATGCTGGAGATGTTATTACTAATAATAATGTTCCAACAAATATTATTTATGGACGCGAGTCTAACCAAGTAAGCGGAAATAATTTATCAAGACTACAAGTTAGAGGTGATGGAATAAGCGGTCAAAATGGTGTAGCAATGTATTCTGGTAATCCTAAATTTGTTCACGCTGGTTCAGATTATATAAGATTTAAGAAGTTACAAGCATTAAATAAAAATTTTAATGATTGGACTTATGGAGGTGCTAATAATTCTCAGGAACAGCATGCTATAAATAGAGTCAGAAAATAAATGATTAATAATATATATATATTTTTAATTAGCTAAGTTTATAATATTTTTATATTTTTAAATATTATAAAAATGGAAGGCGTGTCTAATGATGAAGTTGTTATAGAAGAAGTTGCTCCAGTTGCTCAAGAAGTTGTAGTAGAAGTTGCTCCAGTACCAGAAGTTGCTCCAGTGCCAGAAGTAGCGCCAGTGCCAGAAGTTGATCTTAACGTTGTAGAAGAAGTTGCTCCAGCTCCAGAAGTAGCACTTGACGTTGCGCCAGAAGTTGTGCCAGAAGTTGCGCCAGCTCCAGAAGTAACACCAGAAGTAACACCAGAAGTTGCTCAAGAAGTTGCTCAAGAAGTTGCTCCAGAAGTAACACCAGAAGTAACACCAGAAGTAACACCAGAAGTAACACCAGAAGTAGCACTTGACGTTGTAGAAGAAGTAGCGCCAGAAGTTGCACTTGACGTTGTAGAAGAAGTAGCGCCAGAAGTAGCGCCAGAAGTTGCACCAGCTCCAGAAGTTGCTCCAGCTCCAGAAGTTGCGCCAGAAGTAGCGCCAGAAGTTGCGCCGGAAGTTGCGCCAGAAGTAACACCAGAAGTTGCGCCGGAAGTTGCGCCGGAAGTTGCGCCGGAAGTTGCGCCAGAAGTAGCGCCAGAAGTTGCTCCAGCTCCAGAAGTTGCTCCAGCTCCAGAAGTTGCTCCAGCTCCAGAAGTAGCGCCAGAAGTTGCGCCGGAAGTTGCGCCAGAAGTAACACCAGAAGTTGCGCCAGAAGTTGCGCCGGAAGTTGCGCCGGAAGTTGCGCCAGAAGTAGCGC